CCCTTCTAGATAGCCAGGACTTCATCGAGGAGATGCGCACTGGTATCTACATGGTAGATCTATTTCTTAAGTCCACAAACCCAGACAAGGCACGAGCAAAGGCTCGTGTATTTTCTCCTGATGTTCCACGTGGACGTCGCTACACTCCAAAGCCTCTTCGTCTTGGCACAAGTGAGCTTGATATTGAGGTAAAGTCAACTGGAGGATCTGTTACTGTTCCTCTCGAGTACATTGCAGCCGAGTTTCTTGTCGAGCAAGGAGACTGGGTCCCAAATCTTATTATTCGCAACTATGGACAAACAAAGCAGCTTGATACTGACCAGGGAGCGGTAAGTATTGATGAGGCAGCGTATGACATTACATTCAATGTCAGCTACGCGAATGCCCTTAGCGTTCTAGGCATGGTTGATCCTGGCACATATGATCTTTACGCCTCAAGACCAAGCGTGGAATCACCGGGAACCACTGAAACTGTCCTTATCTGCTCAGGTAACATAAGATTCCAACTAGCGAACGCAAACATCAATGCGTTCACACTTGGTGGAGCGTAAACCAACGACATAGAGGAGAAATAACGATGGCTGACAGCAAGAAACCGTTTATCATTACTAACTTTCGCGCGATAGATATGCCTAATGCGCGTAAGGTAGCTAGCCCTGCTTCAAAGGCTCCTATAGCCAAGAAGAGAGCCGCTCAGAAGGGTGTAGAGACACTTTCACCTGCTCCTGAGGCTAATTCCACAGGTACGGAATAAGGGTATCTAAATGGCTGCCGTATACGACGTTTCTAGTGTAGATCCAGACGCACTTAGTCTTAAAAACATGATGGACCAGGTCCTCGAGAAGGTTACATCCGTTCTTACATCATATGGTGTCCCTCTACCTGCTCGCTGCTACTGGACAATGGGAAATCCTGCGATTGACTGCGAACAGCTTGTCGTTTCATTCATTCAAATGTATCTTGGAACTCCAGGTGACCAAGCATCAACCCCGCAAAGATGCCACATGCCACGAACAGCAGTTTTAGCTATCTCTATTGCTCGCGAGGTGCCTGTAGTTGGAGTAAATGGCCGTCCTCCGTCAGCTGAAAAGATTGAGGCAGGCAGTGCGCTATCCGCTGTTGATGCGTGGGTACTTATGGAGTCAATGAAGTCATTTGATCCTTGGGATGAGACTGGCTTAGGGCTTGGAGTTATTGCAACTGTTGATGCTCCAACTGTTGAGGGTGGTTTTCAACTTGTCAACATGCAGCTCTCTGTGGTGGTGCCATAATGGCAAACGTCGTAAACGTAAAATTCTACCCAAACTTTGACTTCATGCTTAATGGAGCAGGTGGAATGGTTGATAACAGCATGCGGCGTCGCGCGCTTTCAGTTCAAGCAGCAGCACGCAGGCAGGTTGGAAAAAGAACTGGCTTTCTTGCAAAGTCAATTCACTCAAGGAGAAGTCGTGACACCTTCGGACCTTATTGGTACGTAGGTTCAACGGTTAGCTACGCATACATGCATCATGAAGGCACCCGTCCTCATGTGATTGCGCGCAGCGGAGGAGGCAAACTTAGGTTTGCAACTAGCGGAGGAATAGTGTTTGCTCCTATAGTTAGACACCCAGGAACTAGACCGAATAGATACCTTAAAGACAGTCTCTATCTCGCTTTAGTTTGATAAAATAATAAATCGAGACACTAGTCTCAATGACACAGGAAAGAGAGAAAAATAATACATGACTACTAGATTCAAGGACTTTGGATCGGGCGAAGGTGTTGAAACTAGCCCATTGTCCTTTAAGCTTCACAACGAAGAATTTCACTGTGTTCCAGCAGTGCAAGGAAAACTCATGTTGCAACTTGCTGCAAGCTCTGGGGATAATGACCCATCTAAGGCAGCAGGAATGATTGACACGTTTTTTGCGCAAGTACTTCTTGAGGAAAGTTACACACGCTTTTCAACTCTTCTTGCTAGCGAAAAAATTGTGCCAGTTGAAACCCTGGCAGAAATTACGGCATGGCTTGTAGAGGAATACTCAGGCCGCCCTACGGAGCGGCCAGAAGTCTCCTAGAGTGGGGGATTGACCTCTGGCCCTATGTGAATGGAAGAGCATTAGTGAACGGACTGCAACTCGCAAGCATGCCTGCTACAGACATGTTAGACGTTCTTCACTACTTCCTTGAAGATGATCTAAATTATGGCACCGCGGAGCAAGCCGATGCTCGTGATGCCGTTCGTACACAGATATATGAGAGCATGTATGACACTTCTTACAAGTACGGAAAGAAGAGTACAGCCAACTCATATAACACGTCTACGATAAAAGATTTTGATGGTCCTGAAGAGAAGATGCCCGAACCGTTCAACCCAGCAATAAAACCAAAGCGATACGTTGCACCAACAGCAGTTGATGCAGACTCACCGCTTCCGTTTGGCAACGTGCTGGACGCACCATTAGAAAATAACTAGTAAGAACTTAAGGAAGGAGGTGAGAACAGAGTGGCAGTAGTTGGCGAGGCGTCGATAATTATTCGACCAATCACTACCGGTTTTGCTGGAGCTGTTAAGAAAGATCTTGACAGAGTTGGCGGACTTGCCGGTAGTGCGGGTACACGTGCTGGAAAACAATTTGGTGGAGCGTTTGGAAAGGCGTTTGGTCCAAACGGCGCTGGCATATTCAGTAACGACCAAATTGCAAAAGCAATGTCTGCCTCAAAGGCGTTTGGTAGTCTACAAAGAAGTGGAATGACTCTTCAGACTACACTGTCTGTACTTGCTAGTGGCATAGGCTCTGTTATCACCGCTGCAGTCTCGCTAGGTGCATCTGTTGCTGCAGCAATTCCTTCTGTCGCAGCCTTAGGTGGAGCTCTTGTCTCAGTAGGCGTAGGTGCGATAACTGCCAAACTAGCCTTAGGTGGAGTAGGTCAAGCGCTATCAAAGTACCTTAAGGCGCAGAAAAAAGGAGCTAAGGACACCACAGCTGCGCAAGATAGAGTTGATGATGCGTATCGTCGTTTCGGAGAAGTTGTTGAAAGTAACAAGGAAGCGATTGTTGAAGCTAATAAGGAAATAGTAGAGGCAACGAAGGATGTCACAGAAGCTCAACGTGAGCTTGACCTAGCATTTGAAAAAGCTAGTGAAACAATTCAGCAACTTGGCTTTGATGCGGAAGACGCAGCACTTGCTGAGAAGAAGGCTGGCCTCGAGCTTGAGAAGGCTCGCGAGACATTACAGCGCGCTCAAGATCTTCCACCAAACTCTCGTGCTCGCAAGGAAGCAGAGCTTGCCTACGCTGAGGCAGAGTTAAATCTACGTAAGGCAAAGGACCGTAATGGTGATCTTGCCAAGGAGCAAGATCGTCTTGCAAAGACTGGCCCTGCAGGAGTTGAATCTGTCATTGAGGCGTCTCAGCGTCTTGCAGATGCTAATCAAAAGGTTCTTGACGCAGAGGACGCAAAGAATAAAAAGATTATTGACGGTGCACGTAAGGAAGCTGATGCAAAGCGCGAGATTGAGCGAGCAGAGCGAGATCTAAAGAAAGCTAAAGAAGGTGGAGTTGACGACCCGCTAGAAGGTCTCAACGAGTCACAAAAAGAATTTGTTAAGTTTCTTGCGAGTCTTAAGCCAAAGATTGATGCGATTAAAAAGGCAGCCTCAGACGCGTTTCTACCTAAGCTTACAGAAGCTATCAAAATTGTTGCTAAAGAAGCATTCCCTGTTATTGAGACAGGTGTTGGTAAGGTTGGTGATGCGTTAGGAAATGCGTCAATCACAATTGCAAAGGCGATTACCGAGTCTGGTAACCTAAAGGACCTTGCCACACTATTCGAGAACGCGGCAACAAACATTGAGCTTCTAGGCAGTATTATCGGAAATGTCTGGGGGATCTTTCTTTCAGTTGCTAAAGCAGCTCAGCCTCTTACTGAAAGATTTCTTAAGTTTCTTGACGGAGCTACCAAGAAGTACGAAGAGTACCTTGACACGCCTGCAGGCGCGAAGGCTCTTGAGGACTTTTTCAACACTGCAGGAGACGTTGCTGCTGAGATTGGTCAAGTATTTAAGGAAGCCTTTGGTGCGTTAGGCGTCATCATTAAGGCAAACGTTGGTCCAGGAACCGGCGGACAGTTCTTACTTGACTGGTTAGAAAGTTCATTAAAGGGATTTAAGGATTTTGGAAAAACAGTAGAAGGGCAAAAGGAGCTCAAGGACTTCTTCCTTAACTCTTCAAAGAATGCCGCGTCTGCTCTTGAGGCTGTTGGCGGATTCTTTAAGGAGATTCTAAAGGCTGGCGCTGATCCAAACGTTGGCAAGTCCTTCGAGATTCTAAAAGGTGGAACAGATGCGTTTGGGAGCATTCTTGAAAAATCAAACGCAGCTGGACCTGCACTTGCATCGCTTGTTGTAAACATCATCAAGATTATTGATCTTGTTACTGACTCTGGGCAGATGCAGACGTTCTTTGAAACTCTCAACGTTGCGGCAACCGTCTTAAGAAAAATTCTTGAAAACGACGTTGTTCAAGCTATAGCAAAGGTACTTGGCCCGATCACAGGTTTCTTACTGGCCTTTGGGTTAATTAAAGCTATTCTTATAGCTGCAGCATACGTTATCGGTGGCATTCTTATTGCAGCGTTCAACGCCCTTGTAACCATATTTGGAATCCTCAGCACTGCAGTTAAGGTCTTTACAGCCGTGTTCCGCCTTCTTTCCGCGGCGTTAATAGCAAATCCTATTGCAGCGGTAGTCTTAGCCATCGTTGCTCTCGTTGCTATATTCGTTACTCTCTACAAAAAGAATGAGGCGTTCCGAGAGCTCGTTGATAAGGTATGGGCTGCAGTTAAGGACGCGATTGGCTCTGCCTTTGAGGTTATAAAAGACATCTTTGGAAAATTAGCTGAGATTGGTATGAAGGTCTGGGACTTCTTCCTTGACGCTCTCAAGCTCGTATGGGGCTTAGTAGAAGACTACTTTAAGCTCGTGTTTGGTTTTTGGAAGGCAATTGTCGAGATCATCATCGGAATTGGTCTTATCATCTGGGACTTCCTATTTGACAAGATTAAGGCTGTATGGGAGCTTGTATCTGGCTGGTGGAACGAAACAATCCTGCCGTTTATCACTGCAATTGTTACAAAGGTTGCAGAATTTGGCGCAAAGATTTGGGACTGGGTATCTGAGAAAATTATAGCAATCTGGGCTGTAGTTACTGGCTACTGGGACAAGACTATCTATCCTTTCGTGTCCAACATTGTTAAGAATGTCAAGGACAGGGCAGGAGCAATCTGGGACTTTATCTCTGGCACAATTGGCGGTGTTTGGACTAAGGTAACTGACTTCTTTACAAAAACAATCTATCCGTTTATCTCTGGGATCGGAGCAAACATTGCAAAGTTTGCAAAGGGAATGTGGGATGGATTAAAGAACGGACTAGAGAGTGTTGTTAACTTTATTATTCGCGGCGTCAACCTAATTATTAAGGGAATTAACCTTCTAATTCGTGCAGCAAACCGTGTAAAAATCGGTGATGATATTAAAGAGATATCAGAAATTCTCCCTGTTAACTTTGCAAAGGGAGGAATCGTTCCTGCAACACCAGGAGGAATGCTTGCGCGTATTGGTGAGGCTGGTCGTGCAGAGCGCGTTGAGCCTCTTGACCCAGACGGTCTGTCAAAGCGTGACAAGGCGATGATTCAGATGCTTTCCGGCGGCGCTGGCGGCGGAACTACAATAAACGTATATCCTTCACAGGGGATGAACGAGTCAGAGCTTGCAGAGATCGTATCTCGCAAGATCGCATTTGCAATGCGTAAGGGAGCTGCATAATGTCAGAGGAAAAAGAATACATTGACGTAGCGCCTAGCGCAGTAGAACAGTACCGTGAAAACAAGGTAGTCAAGCGTGCGCTAACTCCTTTGCCAGAGCCTTACATCTCTGGAATGAAGTTAAACTCCGACATCATTCTTGGAGATCTTATTCTTAACACAATTGACGAGAACAACGAGATATGGGTGTGTACCGACGTTAAGGGCTGGTGGGGTCACCCTGACCTTGACATGCCAAACATACAGCGCGGTTTTGCCGACGGATCATACGACATCAACGGGCGTTGGCAGTCTCGCACATTTACTCTTGAGGGAGTTTTTCTTCCACCAAACCCGTCGTATGTTGCTGCAGCGCGAGATCGACTTATTCGCGAGACAAGCCTTGTCTATCGAGGTGCCTGGTTTAGAACGTTTGAGGATCCACCACGCGCTGCTTTCGTGCGTCTAAGCGGCCAGCCTGACATTGAGACAGTTAACGCTCGTGGAAGAACTGAGTTTTCTATAACGCTGAGAGCAGCAGATCCAATTAAGTATGAGTGGGACGACTCTGACCCAGAAGGTTACTCTGTTGTTGAAATTCCTGTGCGCAATACCGGTGCAGGAAAGACTGGAACAGGTGTTGTTACAAACATCGGTAACTACGAGGTCTACGTCATCCTTGAACTTTCTGGAGGAGTAACAGGCCCTCTAACTATCACAAACTCTACTCGTGACGAGTTAATGCTTGTTATTGATCCTGTGCCTAATGGGCAGTTTTTAGAGATTGACACCCAGGACCGAGAGGTTGCACTTGACGGCTCAATCGAAGGCACACGCTCGATGATTGACACACTTGTTGACTGGATACGACTTTCTCCAGGACAAAACACAATCACAGTAATTGATGAAGGAAACGCAAATAGTACTGCGACACTACGTGTTTACTACCGCTCTGGGTGGATCGGATAGTTTACAATGATAACAACGACGAGAGACATAGGCTAACGCGACATGAGTTTCAATACAGAGGCTGCGACATATCGGTACTTTGTTACCGACATTGTAAGCAACACGTTACTAGCAGAGATCCCTTTTGAGGGTGTAAGCTACGGACGTGCGCTAAAAGGTGCAGGTAGCTTTAGCGGTAACATACCTGTTATTGACAAGACAGCGTCATTTAATCTTTATGACTCAACCATGCCCGGAAAAACTGCGCTCTATGTAACTCGCAACGGGATCTGCGTGTGGGGCGGAGTCATCTGGTCACGTAACTATAACCTTGTTACTCGCACACTTGACGTTAACGCGTCAGAGTGGACAAGCTATTTGTTTCGCCGTCGTGTGTGGAAGACGTGGTCGCATGATCTTGGAGCCACGATAGTTGTGTCTGGCGGCATTGGTGCAGTTACATTAGATCCAGGTTACACGTATGAGATAGCAGCAGGATCTTCTGTAAAGATGTCGTTTCGCGAGGTAAAGGATTTTCCTTTTGACGGTTTCTATACTGTAAGAAGTAGCCCAGCTCCAACCGACACTACGTTCTCGATTGATGCAGTAGGCGTTGCAAACGGGACCTACCCTCTAGTCACAGTTCTTGTAAACACCGACACATATGACTGGGTTAAAAGTCTTATTGACTCAATGTTAATTGACTTTACAAACCTAGAGTTTGCCAACAACGAGATCGAGCCTGGTCTATCAGAAAAAGTCTTAATAACAAATAAGCGAATAGCAAGCGGCTCTGCAACTATAACCACGTCTACGCCTCACGGTTTGAGTCCAGGACAGGTTGTTCTTATAAGAAATGTTGACCAAACATTTAACGGGCAGTATATCGTTGCAAGTACTCCAAGCCCAACAACGCTTACCTACGCTAAAAGCGGGACAGTCTCTCCTACAGCCGTCTCTGTTAACACGAGGACAGTTACCAACAAGCAACTAGTTGATTACGTTGCAACTCTTACTACCTCTGGAAGTCACGGGTTCTCAGTTGGACAGAGAGTAGTTATATCTGGCGTTGATCCAGGCAACTCCTTCTCAGAGATTCTCAACGGCGAGTACATTATTCTTTCAACGACTGCAAACACCTTTAGCTATCTTACCTCTGGTCTTGTCAACATACCACCATCAGTCGTTGCAGCAGGAGCTACTGCGGTTGTAACTCCATATGTTCTTGTTGGAACATACGGACCATACACTGCTAACTCTGATATTGGAGGACTTGACTACTCCACAAATGAGTACTCCGGAATTGATCTTGAGCCAGAGAATTATCGTGGCTTTGAGCTAAGAAACGTTGGCGAGGAGCTTGATAAGTACTCAGATCGTCTTTCAAGTTCAAAGAGAAGGTCAGCGTCTCCTGTTGAAAGAACAGACGGCTTTGAGTATCGCATTGACTGCTTCTATGACCCAGACACGGCTTCATTTAAGCGAGAGTTTGTTCTACTTCCAATAAACTATCCTAACCCTCCAGCACCAGGTGAGGTGTCTCCAATAAGTCGCTTTGGTGCAGATGAACTTGTGTTCGAGTATCCTGGGCAGATAAGTGATTTCTCTCTTGATGAAAAGTCAGATGACGCGGTAACGCGCATGTGGGCAGTTGGCAATATCGGTGATCTTGGCGAAGGCGCAAGTCAACCGTACTCAGCTGCTGCCTCACTTGAATTACTACTTGATGGCTGGCCTCTTCTTGAGGACGACATCTCAGAGAACGACGAGGCAGACGAGACAACTCTCTACGAGACAGCTGCACGATACCTAAGTGAGTTTCGCCCTCCACTTGGAGACATCACGGTAGGCGTTAACGGATCACTTCAGCCTGTAGTTGGAACATATGCTCCAGGTGACTGGTGCTCTCTTGTAATTGATGATGAGTTTGTTAAGATGCGTCTTGCATCAGATCTTGAGCCACGTGACACCGCTATTGTGCGTAAGATTGACTCATACACAGTTTCAATTCCAGACAGTCCAACGTTTCCTGAAAAGGTTTCGTTAAAGCTAATTGCAGAGTGGGAGGTAGATAAGCGTGGCTAGTCGTCGCTTTAGATCTCGTAAGTCTGTAGGAAACATGACAAGTAGCATTGACTCACGTCTACGCTACATTGAAAAACGTCCTGCCGCAAAACGTCTGCAGGCACAGGTTGTTACAACAGAAAAGCTTCCACGCGCGGCAGTCATCACCGAGACGATAAAAAATCTTGCGGTTGTAGAAAACTCAATTGGAACCAATGAGATCTCTACTCGTACCATTGACGCAAACGCGGTCACGAACTCGGAGTTGAACAACAACGCAGTCACAAACCGCAACATCACGACAGACTCTATTGACGCACGTGTAATTCAGGCAAACGCCATTGTGGCCGGCAAGATTGACGCAGATGCGATTACCGCACGTGAAATTAGAGCCAACGCGATTACGGCTGATGAGATTAACGCCGCCGCGATTACGGCTGACAAGATTAGTGCCAACGCGATTACAGCCTCCTTGATTCAAGGAAAGAAAATCGAGCTCAAGGATAACCTTACAGACACAGAGCGCGTTGAGCTTAGCGCACAAGGGCTGCGTGCGATAAACGCTTCCGGACAGGAGACATTGACTTTTGATGGTGCGACTGGCCGAATAAACGCTACGAACATTATCGTTGAAAACATAAACGCGACTAACATCAACGTTGGAACACTTACAGGTAGAACTGTTAGAACATCTGACCCGTTAAACGGTATAGGACGCGTTCAACTTGATGGTGCAGACCGAACTTTATCTATCTTTGGTAACAGCGGAACAAAACTCGGGATATTGCAAGCTGAAGAGAGCCCAGCATTAGGCTCTGGATTAGTTCTCAGCGGGGGTACTACAAGCTATCCTCTACTGAGTCTTCTGCCTCTCGGCTCGATTTTTGGTGCTAGTGCCAGTCACAACTTTGGTACTGGTCTGCTAGGTACTACAAACACAATTCTAGGGCGACTGAACGTTTTTAGTGGAATGGACGTCTCTGGTACCGTTATTCTTACAAGTACATTTACGGTAGCAAACACTGCAACCTTCCTTGGGTCCGCTATCTTTAATGCCGGAATGAGAAACACAAGTTTCGCAGAGCCAGGGACTGGTTCGGTGCTGGTCAACAGCAGCGGACAGTTTTTTCGAGGAGCTCTTCAAGCTGGCCCAACTGGTCCGAAAGGACCTCCTGGTCCTCCTGGCCCTCCTGGCGCTAAAGGAGCCCCTGGTCCTGCCGGTGCTCCTGGCGGTAAGTCTGACTCGCGCTTGAAGCAAAAGGTTTCTCCAGTTGGACTTGGCCTAAACTTCATCAATAAGCTTACTCCTGTTTCGTTCGCGTGGAACGAGCAAGCTGACGCTATTCAGTACGGTCTTATTGCGCAGGACGTTGAAAAACTTATGTCAAGTGAAGGTATCGAGAACTACGGTCTTGTCTTCCGCGACGAGAATGAGCTTGCTCCTGAGCCTGGACTTGCACCGAGCCCAGTAAGAAGAATTGACTACAACCAGCTTATCTCTCCTGTTATCAAGTCAATTCAAGAACTTTCTCTCCGGGTAGATCACCTTGAGGATATAAATAACATACGAAAGGACAAGAAATAATGGCACTAGAAGTAAGATATGTACCAATGATTGACGAAGGCGATAACGGGATACCAAAGATTATGCGTGTAGTGTACAACGAGGCAGGCGCTGCTCTAACCTACTCCGCTGCTACATTCACTGAGGCAGAGGTTGCTGACCCATCATGCGTTGCACTTTACTTTGATCTACTTCGCGAGTACTTTATATCATTTTCTGCCTACCTCGATGAGCAGACAGGATTCACAAACGAAGTATCGATGAAGATGTTTGAGCTTATGATTTTTTGTAGTAAATACTTAGATGCAAAACCGGTTAACTTTACTAGTGAAACTCCCGCGTAAAGAATAAATGATGACAACTTATATGATACTATTTACGTCTAACGACGTTATGACTAAGGAGACACTCTTTGTTTGAGGTAAAAGACGGAACTCGCATATTGCAGTTCAACGGCAAACTTCTAGCCTCATCTTCCTCCTGGCGTCGTGGATCTACTCGCTGGATTGAGTTTGAGCTCTACAAGACAGAAAACGGCGCATATATTCTTTCACGCATCGGCATATCACTTGTGTTTCACGGTGCAGCCTGCCCTCTTGTAAAAAGATACGGCCTATCTGAGGGACCTGTTAATAATCTAGATGCAGACTCAGTTCCTTGCGAGCAGTGCAGCCCTACGTTTGAAGTTGATCTCGTGTTTCCAGAGAAGCCAAGATACTGGGCACAGGTATCCGAGGAGCCAGACGCAGTTCTTGAGGCACTGTATAAGTATGACCAAGGCGGAGCTCGCTATCTTACTAAGGTTGCAGAGCGTCTTCTTGAGGAGGCATCTGTAAAGGATAAAGGCATTGAAAAGATGTACAGAATTGAGCTTATTCCCTAAGACAATTTAACGTGTTATAATCATTCTACTAAGGACAAAAGGACAAGATGTTTATAGTAATCGAAGGTACCGACGCATCAGGTAAGAGCTCTCTTATTGCTGCAGTTGAGCATGAGCTTAGCGAGCGCTTTGCAACTACTCCTACGCGTCTTTTTCACAAGGGGCGTCCTGAAGAACAAACGCGCCGGTGGGTACTAAACGACTACGTCACATCAATTGAAACAATAAACTGGTTTAACTGCATTGGTCTATCAGATCGTTGGCACTGGGGCGAGGTAACATACGCTCCTAAGTTTCGCCCAAGTACAAACAAGGACGGATACGGTCTATTAGGTAAGGCCGGTTGGCGTTGGGTTGAGCTCTTCCTTATGTCTCGTGGCGTTGCTCAATTTTGGCTATATCAGCCTCTTGATGTTATTCAGCAGCGTCTTGCCTCTCGCGGCGACGACTTCGTAGACGTAGATGATCTCAGTGATATTCTTAAACAATATGAAATTGCCTGTGGCTCATCAAACATCATTGCAAAGATTGAACCTCCTGCAGATAGCATTGATCTCATACCTGAAATTGCAAAGTACATCGTTGATAACGCAGAGCAGGTTGAGCTAATGGCAGCCAAGCTCGAACCATTTCCATACTATATTGGAAACCCAAACCCAAAGGTATTGCTCGTTGGAGATACCCGCAACATCGTAAAGAAATACGGCGAGGAAACAAAACTTCCGTTTATGCCTGTTGATGGCAACTCTGCAGAGTATCTGCTCACCGCCATGTCCGAGGAGCTTTGGCGTGCCGTGGGCATCATCAACATAAACGATGAAGGTGTGAAGGACTCTTTCTTAGAGTTATGGAGAACGTTAGGTTTCCCAAGAATAGTTGTTCTTGGGCGTCTTGCGGAGAAGACGTTGGCGTCAATTCCAGTACACGAGGACTACTACTCTGTTCTGCCTCACCCGCAGTATGTGCGTAGGTTCTTTAACAAAAGCAAGGAAGAATACGGAGATGCAATTCTACGAGTTGCTACACTACAAGAAAAGGATGATGCATGGATACTGCGATAATAAATATAGAAGACGGAGTTAACGGATACGTTGATCTTGTTAAGCACGTACTTGAGCATGGCAAGGAGGTTGCTCCACGCGGTATGAAGACCCTTGAGATTGAGGATGCGATTATTCGCATTGACAACGTGTTTAACACCTTACCTCTTGAGGTTGGTCGAGGAACAGTTCCTGGCATCGGTGCAGTTGAGGCGTGTCAACTTCTTGCAGGTGTAACTATTCCAGACTTAGTTATCTCCGTTGGCCCGCAGTTTGCAAACTATGCAGAGGATAACGGTTTATTTCACGGAGCATACGGTCCTCGAACTGCAGGGCAATACGACATGATTATTGACAGACTTATGCAAGACCCTGATACACGACAGGCAGTAGTTACAATTTGGAATCCGCAGCTTGACCTACAGGAACGAAAGCGTGACTACCCTTGCACAATTCTGCATCAGTTCCGTATTCGCAACAACAAGCTCAACATGAGTGTGTATATGCGCTCAAACGATGTATGGCTAGGCGCAGCGTATGACTTCTTCCAGTTTACTCGTGTGCAAATCGCGATGGCATCTGTTTTAGGTATCGAGCCTGGAACATACAATCACCACGTAGGATCACTCCACATCTACGAGCAGCACTACGCATCAGCAGATAAGCTTGCACACGCACTGCATAGCCCAACAATTCCTGCAATCACTGGACGCACCTGGAACGAGGTTAAGTCATCTGCCATGCTTGCAATGCAGGCAACCGTGAGCGAGCCAACGTATGCACGTCTTGACGACGCTGAAAAGTGGTACACAGACTCGATGAAACGCGCTGTTCTAAATAATTTACAGAAGGATGAAAAGCAAGCAGACAAGAAAAGTAAATAATGACGGACAATAAGAAAGAGGGCGGTCTTAACGAGGAGGACTTCAACATGAGCCCTCTGCGTGAGGCTGCATTGCAGATGCATGAGATGTATCGCGAGCTTACACGTGCGGGTTTTACACGTCGACAGTCTGTAACTATTGTTGCGCACATTCTTGCTGCAGGAGTTCACGAAGGAATGGACGAGTATGGTCACATTGACGATGACGACGATAAAGGAGATGTTCCGTTTTGAGCCTAGATAGACCTTCATGGGACAAGGTATGGATGGACGTTGCAGATACCATTGCTAAGCGTTCTCGTTGTTCTCGTGCACAAATTGGCGCGGTTGTAGTTTCTGCTAACCAGCGAGTTGCGTCTACTGGGTACAACGGGCCTGCCGCAACTCTTGACGTTGAAGGCGACTGTATCGAGTGGTGCCCACGCGCTCAAGGTCTTGTTCCACTAGACAACATGTATGACACATGCCCATCAATTCACGCAGAGGCAAACGCTCTTTTATATGTTGATAGATCTCGCATTGAAGGTGGAACAATATACATAACAGACGTAGCGTGTCTACAGTGCGCAAAGCTTGTGTCTAACTCAGGTGTAGCAAAGGTTGTTATGCGTGTTGGCAGTAAGGCAGTTCACCGTAAGCCAGAGGCTACAATTGAATATCTTAAAAAGTGTAACGTTGACGTAATGATACTAGAGGACTAAATGACAACTACCGGGCTGAGTGATGTAAAACTACATCTTGTTGATAACGTTGACACCGCGCGCGAGTTTATTGCGTGGCTTAGCGAACGTCGCCCACACAACGCAATTTCAATTGACACTGAAACAGGTGAGAACCCTGGCGGTGAGCGTAAGGACGCCTTATCTCCTTGGCATGGACAACTACGTTTAGTGCAGGTTGGCGACGGCATGACAGGCTGGGCAATTCCTTGGAAGGAATGGTCTGGTGTTTTTTATGAGGCTATGGACAAGTTTGATGGTCCAATAGTCTGTCACAACATTGCGTTTGAGGCTCGCTGGTTTGATGTTCACTCAACCTGGAAGATGCCGTGGGAACGCGCACACGACACGATGATTATGGCGCACATTATTGATCCTCTTGGCTCAGGTGCGCTGAAACGTTTAGCGTCGTTGTACGTTGATGGTCGTGCAGCTGCAATGCAGGAAACTCTTGATACATCATTAGCAACAAACGGTTGGACGTGGGGAACTGTCCCTACAAACTTCCAGCCTTACTGGGCTTACGGTGCACTTGACACAGTTTTGACAATGCGCATATGGGAACAGTTCTGGGAGAAGTGTGGGCCAGGGCAGCCATATCATCGCGCATACGAGCTAGAAATGGCTGCACGCAAGATTGTTACCCGTATGGAGATTAACGGCGCACGTATTGATCTTGATTACTCAAGGAAGAAGTTTGATGAACTAACTGCGTATGCAGAGTCTGTAAAGGACTGGGCAAAGAAAACGTATAACGGAGTATCAATCACAAGTAACATTCAACTGGTTCGCTTGTTTGAGTCACTTGGTGCAGAGATCACAACATTTACAGCATCTGGTCAAAAATCTGCCGATAAGGACCAACTTGCGTTTCTTGCAATCTCGGGCAACGCTGACGTAAAGAATCTCGCTGATGTGGTACTAAAACAACGCAAGGCAGATAAGCTTGCCAACACATACTTTGCTAACTTTATCAACGATAACGTAAACGGTTTTGTGCATCCTTCTGTAAAGACGCTTGGCGCTCGCACCTCCCGCATGTCAATCCAAAATCCTGCGTTACAGACGTTGCCTAAAGGTGACGCAACTGTTCGCACCGCGTTCATACCAAAGGATAAAGATCATGTCATCATTACCTCAGACCTTGACCAGGTCGAATTTAGAATGTTTGCCTCGCTGTCACAAGACCCAAATCTCATCACGCTCTTTAACCGTGCAGATGCAACAGGGTCAGATCCTTTCACTGAAATTGGTCGTGAAATCTACGGAGATCCAACAATGCAACGGTCAGATAAGCGCCGTAACCTCATTAAGGGGACTGTATATGGACGTCTCTACGGAGCAGGAGTTGCTAAACAAGCGTTAACAGCGGGAGTTGCTGAGACGCAGATGCGTCAAACATCAGATGCCTTCGACCTGCGCTTTCCCGGTATGGCACTCTTTCAACGTCAAATTGAAGATGCTGGAATGAGACGCTTGAAGGCAGAGGGCCAAGGATACGTCTACACCTGGACAGGTCGACGTCTGCCTTGCGATGAAGACCGCGCATACACGCTTGTTAATTATCTTATTCAAGGTGGAGCTGCCGAGGTATTTAAGGCAAATCTTATTAAACTTGACCAGGCAGATCTAACCGAGCTTCTTATCGTGCCAGTACACGACGAAATTGTGCTTAACGCACCACGTGAAGACGCCCAAGAGATCATGCAAGTTGTTAAACAATGCATGACTACAACTGAAGGCTGGGACGTTCCACTTACCGCTGGAATTGACGGTCCAATGGAAACTTGGGGAGACAAATACTGATGAGATACGTTCTTGCAGTAGACCCAGGTAAAGCCACTGGAATGGCTTTATTTAGTCTTGAGAGCGGCCAGGAGCCGGTTTTAATCTGGTCTGGTGAATTCCAACAGGAGGAATACGCCAAGCCTATACGAGACACTCTAGCCACTTACGGAGACAGATTAGACGTGGTCTGTGAGCGATTTACCATTAACGCTCAGACGGTTCGCAACTCACAGGCACCGTACTCGCTTGAGCAAATTGGTATCCTCAAGCAGTGCCTTATGGACGCAGGTAGAAAGCCAGATGACATCTACTTTCAATCACCGGCAGATGCAAAGGCAATGTTTGACAATCCTAAGCTCAAGAAACTTGAGTACTGGCATAAAGGTGGAGAAGGTCACGCACTTGACGCGATAAGGCACGGTCTTCTTAAACTTGTAAAAACAGGATGGAAGCCTACACGTTTACTTTACAACAACTCTAGTGATAAGGTATAAACATGATAATTCAGATAATTGGTCTACCTGGTAGTGGAAAAACAACTCTATCAAAAGCGCTTATGGAGCACACTGACGCGATTCATCTTAACGCAGACGAAGTTCGCGCTGACTTAAATAAAGATCTTGGCTTTACACCTGAAGATCGAAAAGAACAAGCTCGCAGAATGGGTGCGCTTGCTCGCTTGCTTCACGCACAAGGGCGGACTGTTATAGTTGATTTTGTCTGCCCTACTTATGAAACTCGTAGGTTGTTTGGCAAGCCTGACTATCTCGTATGGGTAGACCGCATTGACGAAAGTCGCTTTGCTGACACGAATAAGATGTGGGAAGACCCTAACGAGTACGACCTACGAATTGGAAATGATTGCACAGTTGATGAAGAAGTGCAGATGGTTCTCGCCACTGCCGGTCTACACGATTGGAAGAAACCAACTACTCTCATGCTTGGTCGCTATCAACCTTGGCACGAAGGGCATCATGCGTTGTACTTTGAAGCTCAAAAAAGAACAGATCAAGTAGTTCTTGGTGTCCGCAACACGCACGGCACAAGCGAAAAGGACCCTCTGTCATTTGAACAGGTTAAATTCTACATTGACAAGGATCCTGCGATGAAGGACGCAATGATTGTGAGATTCCCTAACATCACTAACATCGTGTATGGTAGAGATGTTGGATACAAGATTGAACAAGTAGATCTGGGGGCAGACATTCACGCAATTTCTGCTACGCAAAAACGTAAGGAAATGGGTATATAAGTGTTAGAAAATGTTATTTTAGTTGTTGCTTCGCTTATAATTGCTGGGATTATGTTCTATATTGTAGACAAAAAGTTTGGTCCTCCAAATGATGGTGAATCGCTACTATGAAAGTAACTAGAGCTCGCTCGTTTGTTAAAGCCCTAAGCTATCGTATCTGGGGGACACTTTCCTCTGTTGCTGTTGCCTACGTTATAACAAAAAACGCTGCTCTTTCTGTCTCGATTGCGTTCTGGGAAACCGTAGTTAAGGTATTTATCTATTACGCACATGAGCGTGGTTGGAACTACATCCAATGGGGGAGAAAAAGTGAGTGAACCTAAGACTTATCATTTTTTAGCTGGGCTGCACAGATCTGGGAACACTGTTCTTTCTAGTATTCTAAATCAGAACCCTGACATATATTCCAGTCCTTTAAGCCCAGTTTGCGAGTATATGTGGAGCATTCATAGTCAAAAACAGAGATCTGAGCCTGTTTTACGACAGAACGACATGACTGGCTCAAATCAAGTTATTTCTGGAATCCTGCCCTCTCACTATTCACATATAGCTAAGTCTGTCATAATAGACAGAGAAAAAAACTGGGGAAATAGCGCCAATCTAGCTATGCTAAAAATGTATGTAAACCCTAATCCTAAAGTAATCTACACCGTGCGTTCTATACTAGAGATATTAGCTTCTTCAGTCCAGATCTACGCAAAAACGCCTAAACTGCAGCAAGAAATGAACAGCGCAGGGTGGTGGTTTAGAAATCATCTGACTTACGAAGATAATGTTTGTGACTACTTAATGCGTCCTTGGGGTGAGTTAGACCGCATGCTGTCAAGCATAGACACGTTAACCCTTCCAGAAAATAAAGACGTGTTTTATTTAGTAGAATACGATGATCTAGTATCTAAACCTGCAGAGGTTATGCAGGGCATATACGACTTTATTGGAATGGAGTCTTACGAGCATAACTACAAGGAAATCCTTAAGGCGCATGTTGACCATGAAGAGCGCATTGGTGCGCCTGCCGATATGCACGCTGTAAGACTACAACTTAAAAAGACCTCAACCCCGGTAGAGGAAGTTCTATCAAAGTACACAATAAACAAGTACTCTAACCTAGAGTACTGGAGAAAATAAACAAGGAGAATAGTAATGGAAAACGAAACAAAGATTGGTTCTAGCTTACAAAGCGCACAAAAGGGGCTAGGAGTCGTTTCAGAGTTGGTAAGTGGAACTGATGGTGATGCATCTGCCGTGTATAAGGTAGAGTGGCACAACCCAGCATCTGGGCCAATTACAGCCTCTGAAGAACTAACCTTAGCTGAGATTACAGATATAAGCTAAGATAGGTTCTACCTCTAGGATAGTAATTAGAGGAAAACAAAAAGACAAGTGCTTTAGATACCTGCTTTGACATCTTTAGCATACTAAGCAAAAATAGTGTTTGCTTTTGTAAAAATCCTGATAGTATGTATTACGTAACGACGAGAGGACCAATAGGTGCCAGTAAACGTAGAGCTCGATGAACTGGGTAAGAACGTAGTTATCCATACAGAGTGGCGCTTTAAGGAGCTTTGCAAAAGTATTCCTGGTTCTAAGTGGGACCCTAAAGAGCAGCAATGGCGTGTCCCTACATCCTGGGCAACCTGCCTAGCATTACGCTCGACGTTTCGTGATGATCTCGTAATTGGCCCGAGGTTAGCTGAATGGGCAGGGCAAGAGGTTTCAAGTAGAATTACGCCAGCAAACGAACTACGCGAACTAGAAGTAATCGAGGACGGCTCTAACGAGGATCTATTCCCTCACCAACGAGCTGGTGTAAAGTTTTTAGCAGTTGCGCGACGCGCACTACTCGCTGATGAACCTGGCCTTGGCAAGACAGCACAGGCAATCCGTGCACTTAAGGAACTACAAGATCGCGGTGAAGACGTATTCCCTGCGTTAATCGTTTGCCCCAATACATTGAAGAAAAACTGGAAGCGCGAGTTTGAACGCTGGTGGCCTGGAGTTGATGTAGAAGTTATCAAAGGTTCAGCAACTCAGCGTCGCAAGATCTTTGAGGAAGAGGCTGACGTATACGTCATTAACTGGGAATCTTTGCGCTCGCACTCTCGTCTTTCTGGCTACGGATCAATCGCACTTGCAAAGTGCCCGGAGTGTGGCGGCCACGATGATAGAGTTTCAGAGAATCGCTGCGAGGTTCACCTGCGTGAACTAAACACAATTGACTTTAAGGCAGTAGTTGCTGACGAGATCCACAGATCTAAGGAGCCTAAGTCTAAGCAAACTCGTGCTCTTTGGGCCGCAACAGGCGATGCTGATATTCGGTTTGCTCTTACAGGAACGCCTATTGCCAACAACGTATTAGACATGTGGTCTATACTGCACTGGTTATCACCAGATGAATGGCCAAGTAAGACGCGTTGGATTGACCGCATGATTAACACAATGATGAATGCCTTTGGTGGAATGATGGTTCTAGGTGTAAAGCCTCACATGGAACAAGAGTTCTACGCAGCGATAAATCCACGTATGCGTCGTATGCTTAAGCAGAAGGTTCTTCCTTGGCTTCCAGAAATGATGTTTGAACGCAAGGACGTAGAGATGTCCACTAAACAAAAGAAAGCTTATGACCAGATGCGTGATCTCATGATTGCTGAGCTTGAGGACGGTGAATCAGTTACAGCGCCTAGTCCTTTAACACAAACAATAAGACTATTGCAGTTTGCAAGCTCTTTCGCTGAGATGAGCGTTGATGAAACAACAGGCGAGAGCAAGGTAACACTTATTGGCCCATCATGCAAGGTTGACGCAGTTATGGATGATATTAAAAACGGTGATTTTGGCGATGATTCAGTTGCAGTATGTGCGGTATCACGCCAGCTTATAGATTTACTTAGTGCAGAAATGACTAAGGAAAAAATTCCACATGGTCTCATCACTGGTGCTCAGA